CGAGTGTAGATTCTCCTATGACGGAAGTAAGCCGATCTCAGTACCAAGGTTATTCTAATAAAACAGCAACGGGAACCCCTACTTCTTTTTTTATTCAAAGATTTATCGATAGAACAACATTAACAGTCTATTTAACACCTGGCGCGGCACAAGATGGAAATAAATTAAATCTTTACTATGCAAGAAGAATTCAAGACGCCGGTGCATATGGTAATGCTACCAATGTTCCTTATAGATTTGTTCCTTGCATGACAGCAGGATTAGCTTTTTACCTATCACAAAAAAACGCTCCACAAAGAGCACAAGAATTAAAATTATTTTATGAAGATGAACTAGCACGAGCAGTTAAAGAAGATGCTGATATTACGAGCACCTATATTGCTCCTAAGGTATATTACCCAACTCTTTAATTATGACTACTTTTGCTTCAGGTAAACATGCACTATCTATTTCGGATCGTTCTGGAATGGCTTTTCCGTATTTAGAAATGGTAAGAGAGTGGAATGGAGCCTGGGTTCATTTCTCTGAATATGAACCTAAGCAACCTCAATTACAACCCAAACCTACAAGTGCTGATCCTCAAGCTTTACAAAGAGCAAGACCGGCAAGAACAGAATTTTCTACACAAGATTTTTTAGCTTTAAATCCTTTTACTACTGCATCCAATACAACTTTAACTGTAGCCTTTGTAAGGAGTCAGTTAGAAGTTAATGATGTGGTTAGATTTGCAACTGTCCAAGAACCCGTGGGCGGAGTATCTGTGGATAGACTACAAATGCAAACTACTTTGAATGGAAACATTACTGATAGTGCGACAACGATTACGTTAACTGATGGAACTATTTTTCCAACAAGTGGTTACATAATGATTGAAAAAGTTTTGACTTCAAGTGATACTAGTGATCCATTAAAAGTGGGAAAATATCAAAATGAAGTTATTCAATATACAGGAAGATCTACGCATAATCTAACAGGATGTACTCGAGCGACTTCTTCTCCTTACCGTGGATATACTCCACCAGCTACAACAGCAGGTGCCCATGATTCCGGAGCCAAGGTCTATGGGGCTTTTACAGTTGCTTCTTTAATCGAGACGAGTTATGTTAATGATGCTGGCACCACTGTAAAAGAATACAATAGTTTTACGACAACATTACCTAGTGCTGCAAGCGGCACTGCAACAGGAGGGGGATTTAATTGTGTGATTAGTCCTCTTAATATCGAGAGTTTATAATTATGGCGGGATATACACTTTCAGCATTAGAAGCTGACATTAGAAGTTACACTGAAGTAGACAGTAATGTTTTTACTGGTGCTCTTCTAAGCAGATTTATAGACAATGCTGAGCAAAGAATTCTTTTAGATGTTCCTATGGATTCTGATCGTAAAATGGCCACAGGAAATTTTGCAGCTGATGATAATACCATTAACGTTCAAGCAGGGACTCTTTTTGTGAGAGCCGTTGAAGTATTTGATTCAACCTCATCTACGGATGGGAATTCTGTTTTTTTACAGAAAAAAGATGTAAGTTATTTAAGGGAGTATGTGGCAAAATTAACAGGTCCTTCGGGAGGTCTCACAGGTCAGGATGTAACCGGCCAACCCAAGTATTATGCAATGTTTGGAGGAGCCACGGGTTTAACTGATTCTACGTCAGGAGGGTTACTTTTAGCACCTACTCCGGATGCGGCTTATGCTTTTAGACTTTATTATAATGCACAACCTACGAGTCTAGTTACAGCTACGAGTGGGACCTATATTAGCCGTTATTTTCCTCAGGGTTTACTTTATGCATCTCTAGCAGAGGCTTATGGCTTTTTAAAAGGCCCAATGGATATGTTGACACTTTATGAAAACAAGTATAAACAAGAGGTACAGAAGTTTGCGGGAACGCAACTTGGTAGACGAAGAAGAGATGATTATACGGATGGAACAGTTCGTATACCCATTAAATCTCCGTCACCGTAAAAACTAGGAGAAAAATATGGCAATTACATCAGCAATTTGTAACAGTTTTAAACAAGAAATTTTAGAAGCTGAACATAATTTTACTGCATCAAGTGGTAACACTTTTAATTTGGCATTGTATGATAGTGATGCAACTTTAAATAAATCAACAACTGCTTATACAACTTCAGAAGAACTAGCGACTACTGGTGGCTATACAGCAAAAGGAAAAGCACTTACAAGTGTAACTCCTACTTTGGATAGTGACACAGCAGTTTGTGATTTTTCTAATGTTAGTTGGACATCTGCTTCATTTACTGCACGAGGTTGTTTAATTTTTAATGATTCGCATTCAAGCGACGCATCAGTTTGTGCCATTGATTTTGGCGGAGACAAGACCGTTACAAGTGGAACTTTCACAGTAGAATTTCCAGCAGCAGCCGCATCAACAGCAATCATACAAATAGCATAAGGAGGCATTCCTTATGGCTACAGGATGGGGAAGATTAACCTGGGGTCAATCTGACTGGGGTGACACTAATGTTTATGTCCAAGGTTGGGGCGCTAAATCCTGGGGTCAAAGTGATTGGGGAGATCTCTCCAATGAAACAGTTACTCTTACAGGTGTATCAGCAACAACTTCCGTAGGAACGGTTGACGCTTATGTTCAACCTGGTTGGGGTACTCTTCAATGGGGATACAATGGCTGGGGATCTGTTGACGAAGCAGTCTATAGAATACCAAGTGGAGTTTCAGCAACTACAAGTGTAGGAGCAATTACACCAGCCGATGTTATGGGACTCACAGGAGTCTCAGCCACTACTTCTTTAGGAACCGTTACACCGGTTGCGGATGTAACATTCTCTTTAACAGGAGTTTCAGCAACTACTTCCATAGGATCATTAAATGTAGAAATTGGAGTTCCTTTAACAGGAGTCTCAGCGACAAGTTCTGTAGGTTCTCCTACAGCTGTAGCAGATGTTACTGCATCTTTAACTGGAGTTTCTGCTACGACGGCTCAGAATGGTGCAGGTATAGTAGTTACTTCTAATCCAACAGTTCAACCCGCTGGCGTCTCAGCTACAACCAGTGTAGGAGCTTTAGATCCTGCTGATGTGATGGGATTAACAGGAGTTTCAGCTACTACGGCTGTCGGTTCTCCTAGTTTAGTAATCGATGTTACTACGTCCTTGACTGGGCAGTCAGCAACAATTAGTGTGGGAAATGTTTATCCGCTACATTATAAAATGGATACAATAACAGGGTCGACGTCTTATACAAGTGTTGACATAACAGGTTCAACGTCGTATACAGAAGATACGCACGCGGCTTAATAGGAGAAAATATGGCTTCGAATTATACAAATTTAGGTGTTCAGTTGATGACTACTGGCGAGAAAGCTGGTACATGGGGAACGTTAACCAATACAAACTGGAACATTATCGAACAAATTTCAGGAGGCTGGAAGGATCAATCTATCGCGGGTGGTGCTCAAACTACAACTTTAGTTAAATCAGATGGCTCTACAGGAGCTACACTTGCTACAAGAATTTGGAAATTAAGTGGAACAATTACAGGAAATCAAATTGTAACCGTTCCAGACAGTATAGAAAACTGGTGGCTTATTAATAACGCAACATCGGGCGGATACACTGTTCAAGTTAAAACAGTTTCAGGAACAGGCGTTACTTTTGCTACAACAGACAAAGGAACAAAATTACTTTACACAGATGGAACGAATGTAGTTGATTCTACATTAGGTGTTTCAACAGATCCAGGCGGATCAACAACACAAGTTCAATATAATAATTCAGGAGCTTTTGGCGGAGATGCAGATTTAATCTGGACCGCTGGAACTGGATTAACCATTAACTCTCAGAAAGAACTACGATTAGGTGATACAGATGATGATAAATATATAGGATTTAAATCGCATACTGCAGTAGGCACGTCTTATACCTTGACATGGCCACAAAATGCACCTGCGGTTAATGACTATATATTAACAGGTCAAACGGATGGAACTCTTGCATGGGTAGCAAACTCAGGTGGAACTTCATGGCAAGCGGTTATTACAGCAGCGACTAAAACAGCTGTAGCAGGAGAAGGATATTTTATTAATACCACTTCAAATGCTTGTACTGTAACATTGCCAGCTGGCACGATAGGAGATGAAGTATCTCTTGTTGATTATGCAGGCACATTTGACTCTAATGCTTTAACTGTCACTCCTAATGGTTCCGAAAAAATTAACGGTGTAGCTGCTAGTTTAACATGTTCAGTTGAACGTGCCGCTTTCACATTAGTCTTTACAGATTCTACACAGGGCTGGCTACTGAAGGATAAATAATCTTCATGGCAACTTACAAAGGCATTCAAGGATATACCGTCCAATCATTATCAAGCGATCCTCCTGCTGCACAAGCAGTTGGACAACTTTGGTATAATTCTACAAGTTATTCTTTTAAAATAGGGGTAGCAGGCGCAGGAACCTGGGCAGCGGGAGGTGGGATGAATTCGTATGCAAATGGAATTAGAGGGTTTGGAACTCAAACAGCAGCAATTGGTGCTGGTACACCACCTACAGCATCTAATGAGACTAAATATGATGGTACATCCTGGTCAAATATTCCTCAGATGAATAATCCAAGCGGTAGATATTATCCTGGAGGTACAGGAACAACAACAGCAGGAATTATTTTTGGTGGAGAACCTGGTAAAACTAATTCGGAAACGTGGAATGGTACAACCTGGACGGAAGGAAATGATTTAACCTCAGGAAGAAATTTTCAAGCATCAGGTGGAACTCAAACAGCTGCTTTCTCAGCTGCAGGATTGACTCCTTCTTTTACAGGTAAGACAGAAGAATACAATGGCACTTCTTGGTCAGAATCAGGAGATGTTCCTGTTGCAGTACAAGGAGCTGGAGGAAATGGCTCTGTAACAGCCGCTATTATATATAGCGGATTAATAGCTAATCCCGCTACTAAAACGGCTAAGACTTATACCTATGATGGTACATCCTGGTCAGATGCAAGTGCCGATGTTAATACAACGTGCTCGATGTTCGGAAGTTCAGGACCTCAAACAGGTAATACAGCAGCTTTAAAATTTGGTGGAGAAACCCATCCTGGTAAAACAGTTAATACGGAAGTTTATGATGGTAGTAGTTGGACAGAAGTTGGCGACCTAGCTAATGGCCGAAGATCCGTGGGGAATGCCGGATCAACAACTTCAGCTTTATTCTTTGGGGGAGAACCTCCTTCAGGCAATGGGTTAACAGAAGAATGGACTGATCCCATTTATTCGGTTAAAACCGTGACAGTAAGTTAATAAT